AAGGCTTGAAGGAAAGTTCGTACTCATTATGATTTAGTTTGGTTAGTAGGGCTTACAGCGTTTTTAGTTTGGTTAACTGGAGAAATTACAGCTCCTCCCCACGTAGCTATGGCGTCCCCCCATGTGTAAAACGTATCACCCCACAAGTAGACACCTGCCTTTGGCAAGTTTTGTAGGCTTACAGCGTTTTTAGTTTGGTTGGTAGGGGTTATTGGCATGTTATCGTGTGCTTTCTACTCTTGCTTTCATTTGAGGTCTTTCGTCTCGTGTCCTCTTGGAGTAGTATTCTTGAATTTCTTTTTTCTTGGCTGCTAGTTGAGCTCCGTAGAGGTTCGCTTTTGCTGTGTCTAATGGCAACCAGTAGTTATACGTTGCCCATAAAACTGGGTACACGTGATGTGAGTTTGGTATACCTGGCTCTGTAGTATCGTCTGACGTTCCTGACGCTACAGTGAAGTATTTTGGCGTTCTAGCATACCAAATACGACCGCCGTTTGTTGAGTTGTAGTTAGGTGTTGGGTCAAAGAAAATTCCGTTAGCTACTTTATAAGCTCGTGTAGGTGTTCCTGTTGTTGACTCTTGTTCCCAAATAGACGACTCTTCTGCCATTTCGTTATAAGGAGTAATTAAGTGTTTTACACCGTTAGCATCTTTAATTTCTATACGGTAAATGTCTAAAATCTTATTCCCTTGCTCATCTTCATCAAAATTATAATCTTGTTGTCCAGATACAATGTCAAAAGTAAAGTTAGGGTAACGTGTGTGATTAAAGTCATCAGCTTGCCATGTCCCTGATGAAGGAATTGATATTTGCATGTAATCGTCAAGACCTAGATTTAAGTCTCTTGTCTTTGCTTGACGAGTGTAATTAGAAGATGACTCTGTACCTGTCCAGTCTTCTAGTAGTTGAATCATGCCCGTGCGATTTGTTCCTTCGTATAAGACCATTTTAGTTTTTTATGTTTAAGTGGGTATTAACCCTAGAAGACCCACAGTTTCCTGTGAGCCTAAAGGACTAATCTGGAACGACTGCGGTTACAACTGCACCGAGCTTTGTGTAAGAAACACCAGTCCATCCAGTTGAAGTTCTCTTCCACAACTTAACTGTGTGTGTGTCTGTTACCAAATACTCTTGTGAGCCATCAGCGTCAACGTCGTTAATCTTAGTGTTACTTGAAGCAGGTGTACGAAGCTCGAAGTTTGAACCAGCGTTAGCCTGGATAATGATTTCGTGTCCAAGTGGAACGTCAGCAATATCAGGTAGCGTAATCCAATCATTAGCATCATTAGTTACTCCTGTAACAACAACAGACTTTACCGCAGGTGGAATAGAGTTTGTTGCGCTATTTGTTGCTGCTGCTGTTAGTGTTACTGGAACGAACTCAACTGCTTGAAATGTTTGCTTGTTTAGGTTAAAGTTCATAGTTTTTTATGTATTACCTTTCGGGGGATTTGCAAGGCACAACTCGGTGGGAGAAATTGCCCTGCAAGCCCCCAAAAAGGGGAGCTAGTAAACTATGCAAGTGTAATGTCTATAGTAAGAGTTGCACGTGGTGTCCAAGCTTTAAAGCCGATTAGACCCCATACTACAATTTCCTTACCAGTCTTTCCTGTTACACCTTTTTCCTCAAACTGAACTCCACGAGGAGCAGCATAAGTAGTAACATTCTTTACCCCACCTACACGGTGGTTAAGGTTTGTCCAAGTCTTTGTACCTGAAACAGTTGAAGTTGTTTCGTCTACGAAAGTACCAGAACGTACAACATAGATATCTACACCCATGAGAGATGTAACGTATCCGTTGTTAAGAGCAGCGTCAGCGTATGAGTATCCAAGACCAATCTGTGACTGAATAATTCCAGTTAGGTCAGTGTTCTCTACGATTACATACATACCGTTCATAACTTCTGAGTAACCAGATACCTTAGAAACAATGTTTGAAAGGATAACTGGAACGTTAGCAGAGGTTGTGAATCCTCCTGTTGGAGTTGTGTATGTACCTGTTCCGTCTTCACAGAGGTTGTTTACAACGAACTTGTCGATTGCTGACGCAACTGAGCGAGTAAGTTCCATGTTAGCCTCCATGAATAGGTCGAAGTTTGAAAGCATCTGTTCAAACCCATAGATATGAGTTGAAGCTACTACTTCGTCAGCTACTGTAAGAGAGTCATCAGTAGTAGTAAGATCTGCTGGTGTATATGTACCTGCAACTGCCTGTACTGTTGCTGTTACCGCTGAAAGGTAAGGTGAGTAGATAATCTTGTTTTCTGTACGGTCTACAAGACATACTTTTTCCGCAACGAGAGCTGAACGAAGAGCTGTATCAAGCTGCTTCATTCGAAGCTTGTCGCGAAGTGTTTTAGTTGAAAATGCCATTAGGGTTAAATTAAGTGATTAACCCACCGAGTTAATTACTTCTTTCCTCCAAAAGTCTTTAGTCTCACAAGTCGGTCTAAGTCTTCCTCGCTTTCTGGCATTTTACCGCTTCGAGCTTGGTTGAGAAGAGCTTCATCTGAGAGTTTTCCTGTTTGTCGTCTGGAAGCTCCTGTGTTAGAAGCATTTGCTGTTACGCGCATGTCTTTTCTAACGTTGAGGATTGCGTTGAGTTCGTTAGACTTGAGAGCTTCGCTTACTGATACGCCTTTATACTTTGCCCAGTTTACTACTTCCTCTACGTCTTCTGAGTCAACATTTGCTTTAGAGAGAGTTAAGATATCTAGCCCTGAAAGGTCGCTATTACTAGTTGGCTTAGTTTCAGTTTTTGATTTCTTTTCTGCCTTTTCAGCGCGAATCTTATAGTTGTTGGCAAGCTCTTCCGCTTTAGCAAGACGAGCTTTGATTTCTTCTACCGACTCTTCTTCCTGTGTTTCAACAGTTTCAGTAGTTTCTTCGACTACTTCGGTTGGAGTGGTTGAGATGACCTCCTCATCAAGTTCTTCGTTCATAGTTTTTTAGGAGTCTTTTTAGGATAGACAACGAATCCTTATGTTATTAAGTGTAAGGAACAAATAAACAGTGTGCAACTACTTAGTTGAGTCCTTTGCAAGTCTCTGCTTAGTCTGTTCTACAGTCTCTTCCTTCTGTCCTGCTAGGTTACGCAAGTCGTTAACGAACGAGTCTATATAAGAGAGTAAGTAGTTACGAGCTTGTATGTTCACAAACGCATTAGGAGAGTTTAGGTCTGCCATATTTTCAAGAGAAAGACCATCTGAGTGTTTACCATCAAAAGCATCTAGCCTTGACTGAACATAGTCAATTTGTACTTGCTTGATTGCGATAATATCCTCTGCCTCTTCTCTGGTTTTTCCTTTTAGGTCAGGACTTAGTGGCATCTTCATGTCTACTAACTGGAAGAAAGGAGAATCCCCGTCAATAGTAGGGTTAAAACACTTATTTAAAAGTGCTTTAAGCTCTGGTGTTAGTTGTTCAATAAACTTCTGCTCTCCTTCAGTAAGTGTAGCCCCAAGCATGTGCTTACGGACTGCGTAGAGATTTGTATCGTCTCCAGCAAATGTGTTTTTTATTAGCCCTAGCTCTTCGTCAGAATAGCGCATCTTTTGGTTTGGGTTTCGCATTATAGTGACAACATTTTCTTGGTAAAGGCTTCACGTTTTTGTTCAAACTTTGCAGGGTTCTTCGTGCGGTAAGCGTTGAGAATGGTCATATAGTTTATACGAGCTTCGTTTGAGAGAGGGATACTCTCTAGTGTTACTTTTGGATTTGTATCTGTAACTGCTTGTGCTACTTGAGCGACAACAGACTGGACTTCTTCCTTAGCAACAGTTTTTGTTACTGCTTTTTTTTGCATAGTTTTAATAGTTAATTTGGTAATCCCCACCGATTAAACTCCACCGACAGGGGTTAGAGCTTGGAGTTGTACTGGCGAAATAGCACTTGTCTTGTTTAAGATTTCGTTAAAGAGCATCTTTCCTTGAGGCGTTTGGAGAACTGCTTGCTTTGCAGGGTCCGCGATAGTTTGGAATACAGTAGTGAGAGTCGCTAGGTCTTCTTTAGAGTATGAAGATTCTCCTGTTACGTCTACTTCTACATCCCACTCAAAGTCACCAAAGATTTCTTTCCATGTCTTAGTTGAAATTTCAGACGGCTTGATAAATCGTTCATTCCCCATGTCTTGTATGCCTTGCTGTAGTTTAACGGCTTGTTCTTCTGGTGAAGTAAATTGAGCTTCTTCTGTAAGTTTTCCTTCTTCTGCTTGCTTGAATAGCATGTCAGCGTTAATCTTGTTTGAAATCTCAGTTGACTTAGCTTTTATGTAAGCAGACTCAATTTTGTCTATTCCGTAAGAATCGAGTGTGGCTACAATTTCCTCTGTAGTGTCTAATTTTGACTTTAGATGAGGGATAATGTATTCACGCATCATTCTCTCTATGTCTAGTCCTTTGTTCTCTGTGAAGAGTTCAAAGAGTGAGTGTGCTTCTGACTGTAGAGCTTCTACTTGTCGCCACGCTGTGCCTGACGGTGCATTGTTACCCATAAGAGCATCAGGTGTAGAAGTAATCTCTTGTCCTAGCATCTTCCACATATTGCCGAATGATTGGAGGGATGTGATATCGTGGCTACCATTGTTGACCTGTGTTAGGGGTTGGTTGGTTGCATGGATGAGGATATCTCCTGTTTCGATGTTAGATAGTGCGTTTTGACCTACAAAGTTACCATCAGATGTCTGGAAAATAAGTTTAGAAGCTAGGTCTAGTTGGTCTTTAATTGACTTTACTGAGTGGTTGACCATCCATTGTGCCTCCATGAGGTGTTCTACAGCACCGATTGACTGAGTTCTTCCATCTTCCTTAACTAGATGAGTAATCATGTAAGGGTCTTTCTTCTCGTAACCACAAAGAAGTGTGTAGTCTTCGTAAGTTCCTTTCTCTGAGCCTTCTATGAAAGAAATAACGTGCATTTGCTGTGTGTATTTCTTATCATCTCCGTCTAGAACTTCCTGACCTTTAGCTTTCTTATACCAAGATACAGGCATCTCTCCGTGAACTTCGTAGAGTTTAATATACCCTGCCTTGTTGTCCTTGTTTTGTTGTCCGTCTGTTGTCTTTCTAGTAGTGAGATTCTGTATCAAAGTCTCAACCATTTTTTGGTTGTAGTATTTATTAGCACGAAGCTGTGAAGGTGTAAGTTCTAGTATTTCAATCTTTAAGTTATTTTCAAAATCAATAGGGTCAACAATCATTCTGTTCCACGGCACTACTTCAGCATAAAGAATGCCATCTTTTTCTACGAACTTACAAATAGACGAACCGTAGCGAGCTAGAGAACGCCCCCAGTCGTTCAAAAATGCCCCAAAACCACTCTTTCTCATCCAGTGCTGTAGTTTTGCTGTAGCAAGGAAAGAAGTAAGTATCTGAGAGCCTTTTGTAGCTCTTATTCGTATGTTCTTTCGGTCTATGTCAGTAGCGCGGTACCAAATGTTCACTGCTGCGGTAACAATGTTAAAAAAAGGCTTTTCACGCCCTTGTGAGTCAGTGTCGCCTGAGATGTGCTTAGAGTTTAGGTAAGCGTCGATCTTTTCAATGTTTTCTCGTAGAGAGAACGTCACATACTTCGATATCGTGGTGTTCCCACTGATATCGTCAGTCTCCATCTCTCTTACTTTGTCGAAAATAGTGTCCATCTATTATCCGTTTAGTTTTGTTACTAGTGTTAAATTTACAGTTCCACCAACAGTTGCATAAACACCATTGTAGAAGCTAAGAGGCTTAGGGAAAGTTACAACACTAGACCCAGATGGAAAAGTATAAGTATCGTGAATCGGTGTTCCACTTCCAGCAGAAGCGTTGTCCCACAGTTTAAGTGTTCCGTTTGTGTGTGAGTTTACGATGATACCAGCGATTGACCCTGGTGCTGCATGAACCACTCCTGTTGCTGTTACTGGAACATATTTATATTGGTCGTTGTTCATAAAGTTGATAAATAGATTAGTATAGTTTAAGTGTAGGGGACATTTTTAAGCGTGTCTACTAAATAAAACGACCCGTGAAAAGATACTTTATGACTTGCCATCTAGTCGGCTTAACATAATTTACCTTTAAAACTTTTTCACCTTCTTGATTCTGTCCAACATTATATCCTAACGGGAGATATCCGTACCTCCAAACGTTGTTACTTATGTCTACCACTAAAGAGTTTGTAGAATACGATTTTGTTCTAATACTTGTGTATGTTATGGTTTTTTTCATATTATTTATTGCTTTTACTTTGTTGTGCTTTCGCCCTCATTAGGGCTATTTGTTTATCAATAACTTGGCTTCGTTCCGCTCCTAAGTCTGGGAGCATTTTCTTCCTGACTTCAAAGTACATTCTCATAATCCAGCAGTCAGAGTCATCAGGGCTTCTCCCTATTATAGCTTTAACATCTTCTTTCATAGTCGCCATTCGCTTACCGTCTCCTGTGGATGCGTCTTGGTAGGTTGAAAGTTCCTCAATTACCGCCTCCTTCATTCTACCTGTTACCTTAGAAGCTATCTTGTGGTTGTTTACATGGTCTGCAAGCACAAAAACGCATTGAGAACGCAGGTTCTTGTAATCTGATGTAAGTGGTGCTGTTGAGGTATAAGACACGTTAGGGAGCCTTGTAGGGTCTAAATCAGTCTTTATCGGAGCAAAGGAAGACTTATAACCTATGATTCCGTCTAGTTGTGACGAAGAAGCAACCCCAGCTCCTACCCCGATAGCATCCACAGCGATATTTGAGTAAGGGATTCTGTCCTGTGAGGCGTATTCTCGTATCTTTTGGATTATGTTTTCTGTGTTTAGTCTCTCAAACTCTTCTCGTCTGTATTCTTCTAGACCTTCCCAGAAGGAGAACTTTGTTTTATCTGTTCCGTCATCTGCTATATCCACTGTGAGGTACTTAGCGTTTTCCTTTGTGATTGTGTTAGAGAAAGTATCTACAAGTGCGTCATATTTAAACAATGCACCAGCGTTTTCTATGTATTCTGCAAGCACTTCCTGACGGTAGGATTCCCTGTCTCTCTCATATTCCTTTTCCATAGCGTCTATTTCAGAAACTGCCAGGAATGGATTGTCTCTTGAAGTGAAGTGGAAGCACTCCCAATCTAACTTACCTTGTGCTTCCTTTTCTAGTCTCTTCAGATTTCCACTCTCTTTCTTAGGCGTTCCTACAAAGTCTGCACTTCCTCCTGTGTCTAGGAACATTG